GGATGGAGTTCAGGATCGTCACTTTTTAGTGATGTTGCAGAAATTATTGCAGAAAATGTAGTAGATGATAATGTTCGTAAGCTCATTTAGATGAGACTTATTGAATCATTTCAAAATTATGATTGTGATACATTGGATGAATGTGTCGATATTGATCCGGTGCTTGATAAATTACTTGAAGCACTAGTTGAAGAAGATGAAGAAGATGAAGATGAGTGGCCCGATGGTGGTCGAGAACATTTCTGAAAGATATTATAAAATGACAAAAAAATTAAAACAAATAGTAATAACAGCAATTAATGAAAGTAAAAAAAATACTGCTGGTTCAGGAATTGCACCAAGCCCGGTTCATTTTCGTCATATAGGATACGAAATTGATAAACCAATTGATAAACTTAATTCAGGAATTGCACCAAGCGCAGTTCATTTTCGTCATATAGGACACGAAATTGATAAAAGTAAGTCAAAACGTTTAAAATCGCCATTGAAAGAAGAAACTTCTCCAGTAAAAACTGAAGATTGGCTTGGTAAAAATGAAAATGCAGGACGCAGTGTTCATAAAATAACAAATGAATTGTTAGATGATGCGAACCCAGTATCAAGAGAACACGCAGAAACATTGAGATATTATAGTGGTCCTGATTCTGCTAGGATAAATAAAAAACTTATAGACGATCATTATGGCAAGAAACCAGACTCCAGTGGCTCTCTTCCTTATATAGAAAGGGCCATAAAACATTTAGATAAAATAACTAGACATAATAATATTCGTCGTCAATTACATGTATATTCAGGATTAGGATTTGATCCAAGCCAACATGTAGATTCGCAAGGACATCTTCGTATGCCAGCATTTACATCAGTAACGCATGATAAAAATGTTGCTCATAAGTTTGCTCAGATAAATCATGAAGAAGGTCGCACACAAGCTAAACATATTCTTCATATTCATCTCCAACCTTATGATCAAGCAACTCATATATCGGGTCACGCATTTACACCAGATGAACATGAATCAATTCTTCCTCGTAATACAACATTGAAAGTTCATCCCGAACCAACTATACTTTCTGATGGAACACATGTTTGGCACGCGCATGTGCATCATCAAGATTAAACTAATAAATATGAGGGAATATGGAGTTCCCTCATGTGGATTTATAATGAAAAAGAAATTGATGAATCTTTACTTGAAGGATTCATTGGATTTGTATATAAAATAATAAATTTAAAAACCAATAGAATTTATATTGGTAAAAAACTTTTAAAGTTTAGTAAAACAAAAAAAGTAAAAGGCAAAAAGAAAAAGTTCTTGGTTGATTCTGATTGGAAACAATACTGGGGATCAAATAAGGTTTTAAATCAAGATGTTTTAGATCTAGGTGAAGAGAATTTTACTAGAGAAATTATTAGATTATGTAAAATGCGCGGAGAAATGTCTTATTTTGAAGCAAAATTGCAATTTGATTTATGTGTATTAGAGTCTGATAAGTATTATAATGAATGGATCATGGTTAAAATTCATAAGTCACATTTAAAGAAAGTGTTGACAATTCCTAATACAAATGATATGATACAATCATAGGAGATTATTATGACATTTGATATTGACGAAGTTCGACAATATATTATGAATTCTTCACATGAATCTAAAATTTATATTGGTGGTGATTCTGAACGCATTAAACTACCTAATGGTAAGTGGGTTGCAGATTATGCAACAGTAGTTGTTATTCATATTGATGGCAAACATGGTGCCAAAATATTTGGCGAAGTAACTCGCGAACCAGATTTTGATCATAAGATTGCTCGACCATCTTTACGTTTGATGAACGAAGTCTACAAAGTACAAAATTTATACTCGCAATTACAAGAAGTGATTGGATATAGACATTGTGAAATTCATTTGGATCTAAATCCTGATGAACGTCATGGGTCATCTTGTGTAGTTACTCAAGCAATTGGATATATACTTGGAACATGCAACATAAAAGCACATGTTAAGCCAAATGCATTTGCTGCTTCTATTGCTGCGGATAGATTTAAAGCATTATCGGCAGCATAAATAAATAAAATACTAAGGAGACAAACTCGTGTTAAAGACCATAATGATTGGTCTTTTGAGTTTGGGCATAATTATAGTAGTTAAAGCTGACTCATCATATAATAATATATCAACAAACAATTCTCATATAGAGGAAATCAGTGACAGCCAACAAGCTGTATTCGAAATACTGTCACCTGTTAACAGCGAAGTTATTGCCCAAATTCAAGAGAACTTAGACACTTTTACCAGAAGTGTGAGACAACCACGACAACCAAGATATATAACAGCATCATGGTATCGTCATGGAAGAATAACTGCAAATGGTGAAAGGTTTGATCCGAATGGATTGACAGTAGCTCATAAAAGATTGCGATTTAATACTATGATTCGATTTACTAATCCGGAAAATGGTCTATCAATTATTGCAAGAGTCAATGATCGTGGACCATATATAAGAGGTAGACATTTTGATCTTAGTGCTAGATCTGCACAACTTCTAGGATTCTATGAAAGAGGAGTTGCGAGACTTGATATGGAAATTATTAGATAAATTGAGGAGAAATATTATGCAAAAGCCAATTAAAAGTAAGTCTAAGACTACAACAACCGAAGAACCAATTGAATTTGATTATGAAATAGCAGGTTCTGATGAAATTTATAATCAAATTATGAATACAGAACAATCTTTTACTACACCTATAAATCCAAGTGTTAGGGAAATGTCGCAGGCAACCGAAACATTTTATAATAATCCGGAGCTCATTATGTCAGATAAGGCACAACTATTATATTTAATTGAAGGTCGAGTACGTATGGACCAGATAGGATCTTCTGAACCTATTTTTTCTGATCAGAAGAGACTTGTATGGGCCTATGCCTTCGAAGAAGCAGTCGGTAAGTTTACCAATTATTTTGCTGGTATCTCAACAACTTCACAGCGCTATACTGTTGTTGGTGCTGGTGGTTCTGAATCAATCTCGTGATCGAGGTTTTATCGAAGTCTGATTGTATCTATTGCAATATGGCTAAAGATCTTTTGGCTTTTTGTAATATTACATATACAGAACAAACACTCGGAGTGGATTTTACTTTAAATACACTCAAGAATAAATTTCCAGATGCTAAATCTTTTCCAGTAATAGTTGTTGACGGATTCTATATTGGAGGTTATAATCAACTTAGAGAGCATCTACAATCAAATAATGACTATCGTAAATTTCTTACTGAATAAGGAACATATATAATGAGTGGTTTATATCAACGTGACACGGTTCTTAAAGATCTTCGTGAACAAGTAATGGAAGTACATTTTGTAAAGACTAATGGTGAACAACGTATTATGCGTTGTACTTTACAAAAGCATATGCTTCCTGAAATGTATCAAAATAGTTATGAAGAACAACAAGAAGAACGCAATTTTCATCAAAAGAATCCTAATGTAGTTGCTGCATGGGATGTTCAAGAAAATGGTTGGCGTTCATTTAGAATTGATAGTGTATTTTATACTCAAACTGTAAATACCGCAGTTTAAGCTAAAGGATATATAATAATGAGTGAAGAAAAGTTCTGGGGTTATCATGCTATTCTTGATGCCGCCGGCTGTGATCTTGATAAGATGACAAATTATGAAAATGTTTATAACTTTGCAAAGCAACTTGTTAAGGATATTGATATGATTGCTTATGGTGAACCACAGATTGTACATTTTGGTTCTGGCGATAAGGCAGGATACACTCTCGTTCAATTGATCGAGACCAGCAATATTTGTGCACATTTTGCAAATAAAAATCAAGAAATTTATCTCGACGTATTCAGTTGTAAGCCTTATGATGAACGAATTGTTGAAGATTTGGTTGTTCAATATTTCGATGCTAAGTCTCTTCGTCGGGCATTTATCAAGCGCCAAGCAGTTCTTGATGTAACCAATACATGATTGTTGGTTTTACTTGTGGAGCATTTGATTTGCTCCATCCAGGTCATCTATATCTATTGAAGATGGCCTCTGAACAATGTGATAAACTTGTTGTTGGATTGCACACAGATCCTTCAATTGAGCGACCGGAAAAGAATAGACCGGCTCAGACTACATTTGAAAGATATCTACAATTAGCTTCGTTGTCATATGTTAACCAAATTGTGCCATATGACACTGAAAATGATCTAATTAATCTCTTATCCATTTCAAATATTCATA